GCACTTAAGTATGTCGTTAGGTATAATTTGTAATGGGTAGAAACATAGTTAAAAATTTAAAGTTTAAGAAGCACACGGGTAAGTTCTTTGACCCAGAGCTTTTTGCATCAATGCTTGATGAGTCATATAAAAATACTAAAAGGGCAGATGGAGAAATGACTAAGAAGTCTTTTAGCCCAAGCTCTTTAGGCTATGGTCATGGAACATGCCCTAGGTATTGGTATATGGCTTTTTCGGGTGCTGTATTTATTGACAATAATGATGCAGTTGCAGTTGCAAACATGGCTCAGGGAACTCAAGCTCATGAGGGACTTCAAAACTTAATTAAAACAATGCCG